TAACCACGGCCCTCGGTCAAGCAATATTAAATAAACCCTACGAAAGCACAACTGTATATAATTTTGAAACCGCACCTACTACACCAGCTGTACTTAATTTAACGCTGGATATGATTGACAATATGTTGATTATTAATCCCCCTGAAACAAAAGAATTAGAAGTTAATGAAGGTAAATCAGTAGCAGATAATTTACTTGATGTAGACTTTCTTGAGTTTGATGAATTAGAACAAGATGCTCTAGAAGAAGATAACTTAGAGTATCAAGAGTTAGATATAGACTATTTAGCGGGTAATTTTTTAGAAGATTTGCTTGATGTTATACAAGAGATTGATGCTTTATCTAAGGCTGATAAAGCTTTAGGAGAGAGTGGTATACAAGGGACTGCAATAGGATACGATGCTGAAACACAGATTAGTACTTTTGTTAACGATACCGAAGCAAAGTTTATAAGACAAATAGAGGACTCAGTACAAATGCAAGTTAATAAAAACGATTCTGTATCTATTGTTATTGAACAAGAAGGTAAGGTAAACAGAGTTTTAAATAATGGAGGAACTTCCTCTCGTATTACAATAAGACAAGGCAGCTAACATGGCACGTAATTATCAAAATGAATATAGAAAATATCAAGGCACTACAGAACAGAAAAAAAGAAGAGCGATGCGTAATGCAGCTAGAAGAAATGCAATACGTAACGGCACGGCCCGGAAAGGAGATGGTAAGGACGTACATCATGTAGATGGTAATCCTATGAACAACTCGCCGAGAAATACTAGAGTAGTATCAGCAAGTAGCAATCGTTCTTTTAAACGCGACCGTTATGGACGAAAAGCTTAAGCGAACTTTTTTGCTTTTTGTTTAGCTCGTTTAGACAGATCTTTATAATGGTATAGTTTTACACTTGTTTTAGTATGGCTTTTATTGCTATGTAAATCACCATTAGGCATTTTATGAGAACTACCTTTGTGTAAAGTGCCGTCTCTTTTATAATGTTTAACACCTTTCATTACTTCCCCTTATTTGTTGTTACAGGCGTAAATAAACCTTCTTTAATAAGTTTATCTCTATTAATCATGTGTGATTCTTCAATATCAGCTTTATTTTGACCGTGATACGCGACTGCTAAGTTTTTGTCTACTAGTGTTTGGTTTATGTTTAACCCATCTGTTACTAAAGTACCAAGCACACGTCCGAACTTACCTTTAGAATCTTTTAAATGTGTTTGTATTACACAAGATTCTGCAGCGTTAACGTGTTGTACAATAAAGTTTTTAGCCATTAAACCTCTAGCTTTTTCATCTTTATTTCTAGTACGTGATTCTGGGGTGTCGATTGCGTACAACCTTACCCTGGCCTTATGTAGTATAGAAAAACCTAAATCTAAAATTACATCAACTGTATCGCCATCAATAATTTTAACTACTTCACATTTGTATTCATACATAGAGGTTCCTTTATTTACACTTAGTTTGATCCTCTATCTTATCAGTAATTAATCTATTTAAATAGAACTGAGCTTTACGTAAATCTTCTAATTTATTTTTATGTGGATATCTCCATAAATATTTAATTACATTACCGCGCAGCCAGCCTTCAAACTGTTCTGTAGATAGAGCAGCTTTAATTGCGTCAATACATTCTATGCTGCTGGAGCTTGTGTAATGTACAGGTTTATTTACAGGATCATTATTCTGTGTCATTTTTTGTTCCTAAACAATGTTGTTCTATGAATAAAATGTAGTCTACTAAGGGCAAAGATTCTGTATTAAATCTTTCTTTAGTGCAAGAGTTAACATTTTTAAAATCCTGAGTTAACCAAAAGTCATCTTTGCAACCAGCTAATACATATGTATGTACATTATGTTTAAGTTGTTTTGTCAGCCAAAGTTCTTGTTGATCACTTAGTTGAAATCCCATTCTAGAAGTGTCTTTTTTAGGGGGCTTATGTTTATATTTATATTCTACAAAACAATGCCCAGCGGGCCCACTGTAGTATGTATCTGCTACTCCGCCATGGTAGCTGTCGTTTATTTTCCAACGATAAATTTTACAAGATAAAACTCTATGCACTCTGTTAATGAGTTGACGTTCATTCACGACTCTAAGAGTAACATATAAGTATATAAATTATATGTTTATTTCTATTTAAAATGTTCGTGGAAGTTTGTACACGAAGATGCTACAACAATAGGAGAAAAAATAACACCTCCGTGTACGCACTAAAAAAACTATTTACTAGAGTTTGTTACACCTTCGTAGATAGCTTTGGCTTTTTCATAGTCTTCGTCATGAACCCATCCTTGATTCTCAACAGAAAGATTATGAAACTTTTGAGCAGCACGGTTTTGTGTAGAGACGGATGTTATCTTCCACATGGAAGAAAAACGATCTCCACCCAACTGTTGGATTTGTGTATTCCATTCGCGTGATACTCTTAACTTAGATGAAGCAAAATCCATTAAGAATGGACTTACATCTAAAGCTCCGGTCTTTTCATTCTTACGAAGTAAAAGATGAGACTGAGTCTGTATGACTTCATAGTCTTCAGGAGATCCATCTAAGGTAGCAATTTTTTCAGTTGCTTCTTGCGCAGTACCTACTGTGCCAACTAAACCACCACCTTTCTCACGTTTACGCCAAATAACAAAGTCTTCAGTAAAATGTACGTTAATAACGTATATTTCTTTGAATAGTTCATTTGTTACAGTGTTTAACAAAGCACCGGGTTTGGCACCTGTAACGTACGCATCGTGACTTTCATCCACTTCATTGTTCATTTGTTGCAACAATTTGATCCGTGGGACTTGAATATGGTCAGTAGTAACATTTTCATTACCAAGACCAGCCGCTTTTGAAACGTGTGCAGGGACTTTAGTAGAGACTAAAGATACCGCTGTTTCTTTTGCGGGTGTAGCTATAGCTTGTTCAGACATTTCATCGTCCTTTTTTCATGGTTATTGTTTAGACCTGAAGTTTATTCGGGTCAGTTCTGTTGCTTTGACACCAGGAACGTCTAAGTTCATGGTTCGCAGCTCTCTATAAGCAGTAGCTGACATGCGTTTTTGTAACAACTCAAACTGTCCAGTATCACGGACATGGCGTTGTACAGCCTCCCAGTCTTCTACCGTAGGCACAATTTCTTTTTTCAAAGATACTGTACATACCTCATTGCCGACTCGATCTACACCTTGTTGGTCTAGCTTAGTCATTAATGTTGCTTCTAGTGCTCGTTGATGTTTTTTAAGTTTGTTTTCTAGTTCTTGAAAACCCTTAATCTCCACTCTAGTACTGTGAAGTTCATCTAGTAAATCATTTATATTTTTATCTTCTAACATTACGCTGCCTCCTGTGCGTATAGCTTAGTTAATACATGCAGTAAATTTTCCATTTTGCCTAATTTACCATTTAGTTTTTCATACACTTGCTCTTCCCAGGTATCACGTGCTGTAACTAATATAGTTTCTGTTTTCTTAGTTTGACCGGCACGATGAATACGTCTGTTGAATTGCTGGAAATGTTCTGCATTGTAAGTTGGACTACACCAAATACAGGCTGTAGCTTTAGTTAAGGTCAACCCATGACTCGCAGATTGTGGATGAGCTAGTAAGACTTGTAATTGACCAGCTTGAAAACGTTGTACTATATCTTTACGTTTGTGTGCAGGAGTTTCACCATCTATAACAGCATAAGATATTTTCTTTTTATCAGCGAGTGCGATTAACGCATCACGTTCGTGTTTCCAATTGAATGCTACAATGCTGTGTTTACGACTAGCAACTAGATCTATAACTATGTCGTGTCGCTGCTGGTGGAAGTATTGTACGTTACCTTCTTCGTCATAAACTCCTCCAGAGACGAGTTGTAATAACTTTTTGACCCTGGCCCCGGCATGGACTGCATTAATAGTGCCCATTTTAGTGTACAACACCGATGAGTCTTGTAAAGTTTTGTACATCTTTTGTACAGCTGGAGTTAGACTAGTATACAAAGTACGAACGATATTATCTGGTAGATCAATACAGTCTTCTAAAGCGTGACGTATAGTAATGTCACTTAACATTTGTGCTACTGTTTCTTCTATACCAGGTTTATCTATCCATTCATTAGCAAAGCCATTGAACTTAGAAGTACAAACTTGATTCCTAAAGGAATAATAACGAACGCCTAAACGTTCGCCATCATCTACACATAAGGCAGGATGCCATAAGTCTAATATAGTATTAGTATTAGGAGTACCAGACATAAAGATCCTACGATCAAAATGTCCGACCAGAGTTTTGAGATTTTTAGAACGCTTTGCGTCTTTGTTCTTAAACGCTGTAAATTCATCCACAACCAAAGTGTCAAATCTTTCAAGATACTTAGGATTTTTCTTGAGAAAATTGACAGCCTCAAAGTTAGTGATGACCATATCGTACTTTGAATCTTCAAATATTTTTTTGCGATTTTTAGCATAAGCTACCCCACAATTAATTGTTGGTTGAAATTTAACTATGTCATCTACCCATGCTGCTTCGAGTATAGATAACGGAGCCAGGACTAATGTAACACATTTGTTTTTTACATGAGCATCTAAAACTGAACGAGTCTTCCCTGTACCAGGGTCTGAGGTAATTAAACAGCGTAAATTATTAGTTATGAAATCAGTTGTGTCAGTTTGATGCGCATACGGCGGTGGGATTGAAGTCATTTATTTATACCTTGTATTTATTATTTATTATTTGTAACTGTATTTAAGATTTAATTATACCTTAAAATAGCTCGTTTACAACCTAGGTGAGCTAAGCCTAGTATCTCGTGTAGCGTTGTTTATTTAATACCGTGTTGGCAATGTGGATATTCTCCATTTTTATACGAACACCATCGACAATTTGTTTTAGATGGGTTTGGCATAAATTGCATTGCAGTTGTCATATCTACGGCCCGTTTATGTAATGTAGGCATAAACACCATAGCTTCATCACGAGTATAAGCCTGTTTAGTTATTTCACCATGATCTAAATACCATAGTTCTGTTTGTGCGTGTTGCAACTCAGGGAATTTAAAAAAACTACCGATTGCATAAGTTAAAGCTTGCTGTGCATGGCTTATCTCATTACCAAACATTTTACCTGTTTTGTAATCAATAACGCGAGCTGAAGTAGGTGAGTCGTGCAAGATAGCATCTAGTTTTATACGTGCCCAAACATCTTTTGCCATCCAACCACAAGGGGACCAATCAATTGTAAACCCCCATTCTCCTTCTAGTTCTGTTTTATCTAACTCATACATGTCACGTAAGTGTGCAAACTCACTTGTAAATTTGTTTAACTCAACAGGTAGTTCTTTTAACTTACCACTGACATAGTCTTCTGCAAGCTGGTGGATTACAGTACCACGGGCTGCAGCAGGACCAAAGTCTTCTTGTATGCGTTTAACTTTAGCTATATAAGAACGATAAGCACAGGTTTCAAATGTTTTGAGGGTCGAGTGCGACCAAGCTGGAATAAGTCCTAGCTCCTCTGGAGTCTCGGGTTGGATTACTTTATCCAAATCCGGACGCTTGTTTTGTACAAGCTCTACCATATTACTTAATGTGCAGTTTTCCTGTTTATAAGTTCCATATCTTTGGCATCAAAATGTTCTAACGCTAAAGACTCTTGTAGTTCTTCACTTAAGACCCAAGTCAAAAAGACTCCTCGAGGGGCAGAACGATTTTCACCTTCACCCATTCTCTTACGAGTAGTTTGTATATTTAATCTACTCATGGCTTTTGTAAAGTCCCGTACTGATAATGTTTTACGATTATCTGTTAATACATCATACACTAATTTGAAGTGTTGCATAGGGATAACCATTTCTTGTCCTACTGAAGCTACCCAGTTTTTAAGATATCGTTGTGCTGTACTTATGCCACCAGCGTCAAAAGTGTTTGTAAGTGGGATATCTAAAATCTCAATAAAGTATTCTAAGTTGTTTAATTTAATAGCATTTGCAAATTCTTCTAATACCGACATTGAAACTAACTTCATGTTTTTCTTAGCATCGTTGTCTAACGCAGTGTGAGCCATGCGTTCATCAACTTTAAAGTTTTTTAACAGTCCAGAAAATGTATACAATTCTTTTTCTAATGTGTCTAACTTTGTAAGCAATTCAGGCATAGTTTTATCTAGCTTACGTTCTTGCCTGGGAGCTACGTTGTAACGTCTGTCTCCATCTTCTATTTTAACTGCATCCGCTCGGTTTGTTAGAAAAATAAAATTACAATAACTAGGCAGTTCAACTTGATTTGTGCGCATTGCACGTACTGTTAGAGTAGGTTCTGTAATCTGATGTTTAAGTTTATCTGCCATTCGTCCTATGTTTCCAGAGTCACCCATACGAAACTCATCTACTACTAAAAACAAAGCAGTACGCATGTATAAGTTATATTGTTCCTCTATGTTTTCTAAAGCTCGCATTGGAACTTGAGCTTCGCCGAATAAAGGCTTAAGTATTTTATGTACAAACAGGCCCTTACCAGTTCCAGGTACGCCCGTAAATATCCATGCCGTCATAGTCTTACGTTTGTTTTGGTATATATAAGCTAACCAATTTATAAAGTGTTCTACTTCGGTTGTACCATTTCCTAGAATTTGCTTTAAGAGTTTGTAAGTAAAAGGTATGTGATTTTCAAATACTTGAGTTTCACCATATTCTACTTCTGGCAACTCTGTAGCTGGCTTTAACATGTAAGGCGTTTTTCTAAATAGATTTACATAGTACGGAGCTTTGTCCATTTGCATACCTACATCTGAAGCAGGATTAAATACTACTTGTGCATCAGCTACAAAGTCCGGCATAGGACGATTGTGAGTACGCATAAAACCTTCTAAGGATCCTTTTTGCGTAGGCATTAAAGGAAAGTCATCAGTAAACTGTTCTTTGTTTTTATCAAAAATACCATTGTAAAAAGTATCTGTGTAGTAATCACGTAGAACTATTGGTCTAAGGTCTTTACCTCCTTCCATTTCTTTTGCAAAGACCTCGAAGATGCTTTTGTAAAAGTCTGGATCGGCTTTTTGTATTTCAAATACAGGCTCACCTTTAAAATTGTACATATAGTGAGGGTTGGTAAGAATAAAGTAATAGGCACCGCTATCTCCTCCATTAATATTACAGTTAACATAAGGCTCACTTACCCTACAGATTTCTATTGTCATCCGGTCTGGGTTTTGCAGAACCTCTTGAGATTCGCCTCCGATATTAACTGTTGTAATACGTTCGCGTTTCTTTGTAAGGCCTGCTCGTTTACGTAAGCCATCTTTTATTTGTACTCCTACGCTGTGAACTTTCTCTGGATTAACATCCTTAAGCAAATTGCTAAGGTCCACGGTCGGTTCACCACGAGTAATACATACAAATCTTTCACCAGCTATAGGGTCTTGTGCACCCCCTACAAATTTAGGTGGCGCGATATAAATAAGTTTAGAGTTATCTGCTAAGCTAACATCTAAAGGAAAAGCAATACTTTGTCCGTTAGCAGATAAGTTTAACTGATTAGCTAAAAAATCTATTTCATAGTTTAAAGTTCTAAACCATTCTTTTAATACTTTTGGATACACTGGATATTTAAGTAGAAAGAATAAATGCATTGATACTTTATTGCCTTTCATACCTAAAGAAGCAGACGCTTGTGCAATGTAACTAACATCTTGAAATTCAGCTGGCATGTAAGTAACAAACTGCTCAGCAATAGTTTGTATGTCAAAAGTATTTAAAGTGGACTTAGATGAAGCTATTGGAAACTCAACTCCATCTAAATCTAAAACCAATAAATTAGTTTGTGCTACACGATCCGTCATCATTGCACGAGATTCGTTTTTTAGTTTCTTTTTAAGTAATCCTTTATGTAACGCCGCACCTGTTTGTGCGTATTTAAGTAAAAGATTATAAAATTCAGTAAAACCTTCAGGTGTTTTATCAAAGTTATGATGATGTGAAGTAAAGTTTTTAGCTAATGGATAAGGCTTTTTGCCTTGTAGTGATATTTCTTTTATTAATTTTTGTTTCGCTTTGAGGAAGACGACTTCCATAATGCAACTCCCCTTGTATTATTTAATTTTTTTTGTCATATAGTTCTTTACGGTCTATTTTTATGTCAGAGTCAGCTTCAAAAGCCAACTTGACTTGTTTATTTCCCAATGAAGTTATAACTATTTTGCAGAATATTTCATCTGGCTTACCGTCTTTATAAAGAACAATAGACTCGTGTTTTTTACGTGTAAGTATTAAATTGCTCATTATTTGTCATAGACCTTACTGTATCCCCCTTCGGCATCTAACGGTAGTTCTTGACACCAATGAGGGGGTATTTTCATTATAGACATAATTTGATTTAATATCGAGTCCATATTTTTATCAGGACCAATGCATATAATTTCATCGTGTACAGTTAATACAATATCAACCTCTGGTACTTGTTCTTTTATGTTAAGTAGTTGATCTGTAATAACAATACGAGATAATGCTTGCACTACATTTTCACATACACGTGGACCATGAGTGCGTATCGGAGCCCGTCCTACACGTTGTGTATA